AGAGCAGGTCAACGAAAGTATTGAGTCTTTCCTTTCTGCGGCTACGCAGAAGAGAGAGTTCAATACCAATCCATTGCTGGAAAGGTGTATCGATGAAGTGATTGACGAGTTACTCGCCAAACCCTTCCTCGGCACGAATCCGGAATTCAAGATGTCAATGAGCACCTCTGCATGCAGAGAGAGCTCGCGGGCAAATGAAGGAAAATTCGGATACCTGAAAACTCTTGTCCGTGATGCGGAGGTTTCTATACCTCCGCTGAGAGAAGGGATTCCAGGTACTCTGGGAAAATGGCTATGGCCTGAAGCAGCTGAGAAGCTGCTATCAGGCGATAGCTCAGTCATGGAAGTTAACGTTGCGGCTGTCCGTGAAAACGGAAAGGCACGCGTCGTTACATCAGGAAGCTTTTGGAAGGATGTGGCTCTACAACCGTTCAGCCACATCACACTCCATTTGATCAAACAGCTTGATAATCTCAGATCCGGACTCAAGGCATCGCGCCTTGGGTGGCGGTTCATTGAGAAGATCGTGAGACAACCAAACGATCGTGGAGGTGTTAACTGGATCTTCGATTCGAAGAAGCCAGTTTACCTTTACACGTCGGATTGGGCAAAAGCCACGGACGCCCCCACACCAGAAATGGGGTGGAGGGTGACCGGGCGTTTATTGGAAAAAGCTGGACTCGATGAAAGATCACTTGAGGTTGTCAAGAGATACTGGCTCGGTCCAAAGAAGCTTATGTTGAGGGGAAAGTGCGTTGGTACTCTGGTTAACGGAATACCAATGGGCGATCCACTCACGAAGACGAATCTGTCGCTCGCACACCCTATCGCAGATAGGTATGCGCGGTACAAGCTCGGTTGCCTTTCTCATGAGGAAGGAAACGGAGATGACACAGCGGCTATCAGTGATGACATCCTTTACGGGAAGTATCATCTCGAAGCGGCAGTAGCTTTAGGCTATGAAGCGTCCCCCCAGGACGACGTCACGACGACGGACTGGGGGACATACGCTGAAGAATGGTTCCATCTCCCAACTTCGAACATTAACAGTACGAAGTGGGGAAATAGGTTCAAGAATTCATTGCTTTTGCCGTACCTGGACACCCCCAAGATTCGGGTGTGTATAGGCACGCAAAAAGATCGGATTGACTTCTCGTCTGATCCAACAGGGAAAGTTACACTGTTGGGTCACGACCAGGAGTACTTCAAGCATTCTGATCCTGGTCCGCATCATACAATCTATTCGATTGCATCTGCATTCCAGGACATTTGTCTATCAACGATCGACGACCACCGGCCTCTGTTTTTACCGAGGCAGGTGAATGGGGTGGGTAAACCCCCACCGCAATGGTCCGTCGAATCATGGCTGAACATCTTGTCGAGATGTAGAACTTGGCACGCCAAGTACTACGTCGCGGCTATGAAAGAATTCTGCGAGGGAACTCGGGGCGTCACGGGTTACCGTGGCACCCTAAAAGAGTCAAACCACTTCTCAACCGAGACGATGGTCGAAATCTTCGAAATCCCTCTTGATGATCCAATCAGGAGACTAATCGTTGTGCCCGCCGAAGAGCACTCCGAATGGCCTCCTGGTGTATTGCAAAAGCTCGTAACCTTGGGCTACTTGGTTCCTGAATCCAAGTTGGCCAAGTATTACTTGTTCCAAGAAAGGCTTGAAAACCTTGAGCAGGACACAAAACGTGACCTATTCGAGGTGATCAAAGCCAAAATGATTTCTCTCCCTGATGTCTCTTCTGTTGATGAAAACAGAAGAGTCGTCAAGAGATTCGTGAAAGAATTCAGAGACTACCCCTTCCTACTGCGAGGTAGGAGGGAGGAGAATCTGTTTGCTGCTGCAGCGATCGACGGACTTGAGAAGGGGAACCCACTTACAGTTCCCCACTCATTCCCTCTAATCGCGAAATTCTGCAAGCGTATCAGGCCGTCCACCCCTTACGAGGAGGACGGGTTGATACTCTATCAATGGTTCATGGGTGCATTCAAAGCCAAGCTGAAAGGCTGGGATGTGGATGCACCACCTACTGACATTCTCGAAGACGACCCCGTGATGATCCAAAAGATCAACGCTGGGGGCGCCGACGTATTCTTACTTGTGACGGATGACGTGAAACTGTACAGATTAGCTCTGAACAAGTTTCCCGACACCTGGATTTTCCGAGTCTCCCCTCTTGAGTATCTTCAGTCAAATACATGGCTGATCAAACAGAAGGGAGGAGACGCTGACTACGACGAGGAACTGACCGAGCTCTTTCAACAAGAATTCGGAAAGACAAACTTTACCGTCGAAGCCTTGATTGATCAAGGCTCGGTGGAAAGCTACCTCAATAAGTACTTTGAAGCGGAAGGTGGAGTCTACTGGCAAACAATAGGCATCCCCTGGCGCAAATCAATCAAACGTTCCAACATGGAGAGGAAACCAAGACATGGTTTCATCAACGCGCCGGAACTGAAGTCCTTCGAAGAGTTGAGGTGGCCACTATCCTTTATGGGTAGAGACACACATCTCCTCTTCAAAGATTCACTTAGAAGATCCACTTGACCCCCTTTACCGAAGCAAAGGTAAGGGAAGCGGACAAGTCGGGTCGAACTCACATGACCTGCGAACGGCTTAGGGCGAACTTTCGCTCAAGCCCGCCGTACGGTTATCGGCT